CTGACATACTAAACAGTACAGGACGATTATTACATAACTCTGGCACAAACTGATGTCTCTTCATTAACATCTCATCAGTAGGGTAAGAATCAAAAAACTGCTCCGGTGTCATATTAATTTTCTTTACTAAATTTCTTAACACTTTCTCTTTGTTAGGATCAGTTTTCCATTCTTCATAAATTTGCCTAGGAGTCTTTCCGCATCGCTCTTTCGCAAAATTATAAGCCGATGCACACGCCGCTGCTCCAACTGGATTAGTACCCATCAAATCCCATCGTAACCCTAGGGACTTCAACATCAACCCAGGATATCCTTCTTCTTCTATAACAGCACATAATCGAACACTAGTCTCTAAATAAGGCTTATAAGGCAACACAGGGGCAGAATCTGGTATAAATGAATCTATAAAATATCGCTTCAAAAATTTAGGACCACGATATCTAAATATTCCTGTAGCTATATCCACCTCTGACAAAAACTTATCATATTCTCGATAGTCCCGTAATTCCATACCCAAATACACTTTTAAAAAATGAGCAAAGGAATTAGCATTTATAATATGGCGCAAACTTTTAGGACAGCACCATACATGATCATCTCCATATATAATTATCATAATATATCTAGCTATTAAACATTGCTGTATAAAAGCCGAAGCACCTGGAAAAATACCTCGTATATACTCTATATATAAAAAGAAAATTAAGCCCATTATCCAACTATCTCCATGAGAAGTTTCTTTTCCTCCTGAATACATGACTCCTAAAATCATCATCCACACTGTCCCTGGTTGCAAAGTTATCTTATTAGTAATATGATACATCAACAACTCATATAACTTCCGCAACAAACGACGCTGCGCCCTATTCATTCTATCCCACGCATAATATCGGGCTCCTGATACTAGATACAAATACAATTGCCAATCCGTGATACATTTATCTAATTTAGAAATATCTCCATCTACCCAAAACAAATCAGGATTATCATAATTCATTATAACTGCTATCTGATACCATCCTCCATACCAAGGGGTACATCCTATCTGAAAAACATCTCCTCTTTCTAACAACATACGGTTCTCATTCAACAAAACGCTCAATAAAGTGAGTGTCAAAGAGGGTATGAAAAACTCCCGCATACGATAAATCGCCTTTGGGAACTTTTCAAACTCCTTCTCAAACAAGAATCTAATCTCTGCTTTTAACTTTGTTATATTATAAGGTTGAAATAGATATGGCTGATCTTTTGCCATCGATATAATTATCCTATGCACTTCTCTCAACGCTGCTTCGAATAAATACAACTTATTACCTGAATTCATCATTCGATATTTAACTCCATCCACTACCATACTCACAGATGGATAATCCATTATACCCCCAGAAGTTCGAAATTTAACAAACGTATGCAATATTTCAGGACTATACAACAACTTAAAACGCCCAATATACTCATCACAATTCAAAAAAAATTCTAAATTTTTGATAGCCGCAGTTATAAAAGGTCTAACTCGCGAATACATAGTACCCCGCTGCGCTGTATCAAACGAAAACTCTCTCATCAAATTGACAAGTTTCATAGCATCATCTCCATAGGAATTAGTAGAATAATAATATAAAGGATAATCCTTCCCTTGAATCTGAACAACTTCATTAAGTATAGTGTAGACCGAGGTTCGAGGCTTACACATATCTTGCAAAGATTTTATACCACTTTTAGTTATCGCAATAGGCTCATTAGGAAGGTGACCTACATACATAGATATCACTTGATCAATCTTCTTTGACAATTCCGGAACAAATGATGCTAATTTAACATCTGTTAACTGAGGGTTATTAGTATGACTAGTCATAGCATTTAATTTTATACGTGATGGTGGAGTCAGATAATCTCTATACCAACTCAGCAACATTTTTTCTGTATCTTGCACTGAGAATACTTTCACATTAGACCCAAATACTCTCAAACTATATTTAGATGCTAAATGCGAATATATGTGCGCCATCATATCTTTCTTTGTATCAAATTGCCTAACGCAAAAAGGAGGCACATAAACCATTTCATCATTCTGATCAAAAACTATACTCGTGACTGACACACTACAATATTGATGTGGGTGTAAGTCACAAGGTACATTATTAACTTGCATTCTTCTCTCTTTTCTTTTTCGATAAAACAAATAATTTGTAATGTCTCGCCGAGGCAAAAAAATTTTTGACAAGTAGAAAATAAATGGATCAACGTAATATAAATCTATTTTAACTAGTAAGGATACTAAATATCTTACCC